TAGATGAATCTCACCCATAATTTTGGCTATAACTGCATTTTGCTCATCCGTTCCGTGGATGAATTTTCGCCAAACTTCCGGTTTTTGTTTCCTAATCCGGTTCGTCAGCTCGCGTTTGGCACGTCGACTCAAGGTCTTAGTTAAATCGGGCACCAATGGATCGCTTTCGCTTTCCGTACAGTTATTGACAGAACTCCGAGAGGGCGCAGAAGCGCCCTTAACGTCAACGGCCAGGTCAACGGCCCGCTTCGGCACAATCTTCCACTGCACAACGCGGGTTACAATCGGCGAGCCATCACCAACTTCGGTGTCGTAAACGCCCTTAACGCGAACGGTTTCCTCGCCGTAGTCATTGACCGAATCGCTGCTTTCGTACCATGTGCGCACTTGCAAATCGTCACGCCGCACGAACGGGCCGCCCTGGGCATTTACATAACCGGCCCAGTCGCCCGCGTCAGCTGCGTCATGTACAAGGGCAAATTCGATACTCAGGCCGCGCGCCGTCTCTGCGTCAGCCATTCGACGCAGCTCGCGGTAAACGGTGACCGGCGCACCGCCAACAAACTGAAACTGCCGGATGTGCCAGCGGGCCGCCCAGGCAGAAACAGCGGGCGCGGTTTCTTTAAGCGTTTCGCCGCTCTCGTCGTCGCGCTCATCGTCCAGGGCGTAGCCGTCGATATTCTTGCTGATGTACTTCGCCACGTAGCCAGTCGCCGACCCTTTATCCGGATCGATAGCCTCAGCATGAAAACGGGCTTTATGGGCTTTGTCGCTTTTCAGCTCCTGCCTGTCTTCCTTGCAGGCGTACTTACTGATGATTGCGCGCACGCGGTCCACATCTTCCGGCAGCATAAACATCAGCATGTGCCAGTGCGGTGTAGCGTCGTGATGAGGCTCGGCTACACGGATCCCGAACACCCGGATTTCATCACGGTGAAGCTTGGCGCGGATTTTGGCCCACAACCCGGTAAGGTAACGCTGGGTGTCCGCCGGGCTGGAGCCGTTCCATTTGGTATTACGGTAACCGGCGCGGGTTGTTGCGTGGAATTTTGACGGGGCGGTGAGGGTGTAAAACTCACCGACATAACCCAACTCGTTGCAGATGTTTTCAAAGCCATGAATGCGGGTCATCAGCTCACAACGACGGATCGCCGGATTAGCTACGCTGCCGTCATATTTGCCGATCAGGCTGATGCGGTTGCCTTCCTCGTCTTCCAGTTCCATTCCCTTAAGAAATTCACGCGTGCGCCGTTTCTGCTCACGCCAATCTGTTACGCAACCTTTGCTTGCGTATGCCTTGCGCGTTTTGCTGACGTTGCCCAGGGCAATTTGCAGATGCTCGCGCCACTCAGCAGCGATACGGCGCAGGCGGCCCCGCCACCACTTTTCTGAGGCCATTTTTAGAGTAGCCGGGGCCACATCCTCAGCCGTCACAAATTTAGTGGTGATGCGCTCCCACAGCGGCGGCGCATTTCTGAAATGCCGGGTGACGCGGGCGGCGCAGTGGTAGGAGGCGTGCAGGATTTTCAGGTCACTGCCAGCTTCCACCTCAGTAGTGCCCAGCTCGGAAATAATAAAATTCGCGATATCGCCCGACAGCAGATCGACATCGGCTTTTGACATATCCGGCAGGCGGTTAAACCGGCCCGTCATATTTACCAGGCGGGACGCCATAAAGCGCACGTCAGCGGCGTCAAACTGGCCGCCGAACGCAGCACCAGAAACTTCTGTCTTGATCCCGTTAATGCTGTATTTATTCTTAACCAGCTCAAGGCGTGGCAATGTCTTCCGGGTGAAATTCACCAGAAAGGCATTGCCACGCGCTAAACCGTGATGGCGCTCCAGCTCATCAGCCCGGCGGCGCACGTCGTAACGTACGCAATCCGGCTGTAACTCCAGCTCATGCCGCGCACGCAGCAACGCCGCAATCTGCTGATCGCGGCGGTGCTGTTCTGCGTGTGTCAGGTACGGGCTGGCAATGGCCTCGCGTGGTGCGTTCCATGCATAAGGCAGGGCAACATCACTCACGCCCGCACCTCATGAATAACCGTTCTGTCGCATCCTGCCGCATAATCGACGCCCATCCAGACGAACGGCTTAGAAACAGCGATAACCTCAGCGGCAGATTTGCTTTTACCGGCGGCCACACCCATGCTGCGGGCGGCTGTAATTTTGTGAAGAGTGAAATTACGGTACAGCGAGCCGATCAAAAGCGTGTCGCTGTTGGAAGCAACAACCGGATGCCCTTCTGATGACCGGCGCTCCAGAATAGAGGCCAGACGATACTGGTCATCCTCGCTAAAACCTGCGGTGTGGTAACTGGCAAACGTACCGTCATACGGCGGATCGCAGTAAATTACATCGCCGGGCAGCAGCTGCGCCAGAGTCTCTTCGTAACCAGCGCAGATGAACGTTGCGCGCTGAGCTTTTTTAGCAAAGGCGCGGATTTCAGCTTCTGGGAAGTACACCGCTTTATAATGACCGTATGGCACGTTGAAATGCCCGGCACGGTTATAACGGCAGAGCCCGCGATAGCAATGGCGGTTCAGATACAAGAATCGTAGAGCCTGCCGAAAATTAGAGTTTTCATACTCTCTAAAGCAATTAAACTCTCTCCGAATTTTATAATAGATTGTCTTCGCCACAGCAGGTTCATATTCAAAATAAACTTTTGCGATAGTAATGAACGCTTCGGTATTGTCTTTAATCTGCTGATACAAGTTGATCAGGTCAGGATTTATATCCGCTACGAGATAGCTGTGGTAATCCGTCTCCATCATCACAGAACAGGAACCTGCGAACGGCTCAACCAGTCGCGGTCCAGCGGGCAGGTGCTTTTTCAGATGCGGCATAACGGCGGTTTTATTACCCGCCCATTTCAGGATGGTGCTCATACAGCCCCCTTGTAGTGCTTGCTTTTCAGCTCGGTGATTTCCTGACAGGTGACGCAGCATTGCACGCCCGGAATAGCAGCCCTGCGTTCTGCTGGGATAGGATCGCCGCACGTCTGACACAGAGACGCAGAAGGCGCAGCCGGACAGCTGCGCGCGTTCTGAATAAGCCGATCACGGTCTTCCTGTTCGCGTTGCTGCACGTTATCCATGAAGCAGCCCATTAGTGCAGCTCCTGCGATTCGTTTTCAAAGCGGGCTGCCTCACGGCGCAACAGCTCGGCGGCTTCTTTGCCGTTCAGCCCCTGTTGGGTGATGTGGATAGCCAGCGACTCAAGACGGATTGAAACGGCCAGGGCGCGATCTTTACGCTCCTCGTTTTTTGCGGCTGTCAGCAATACGGTCAGCGCATCGTTGTCAGCTTTAAACTTGCGGGTTTCGGTATTACGCATATTCATTTCTCCAGAATTTGGGCAAAAGAATGCCCGGCGGGTTTACGCCATTAATTTCGTTTGGGGTTAATTACTCAGGTAGTACGCTTTCATGCAGCGAGAAACGATGGGGTAAAATTTCCCCCCAGCGTGCTATTTCGTTCATCGCCTTAATCAACAACAACCGGCGGGACTGGTCGAAATATTCAAACGGCTTCCCGACCTCATCGCTTTTAAACGCGCCTGGCTCGTTGCGGTTCGCTAGTGTCATGACAACGAATTTAAAGTCATCATTCAGCTTGTTGAAATTACGCAGCGCACCGTTCTGCGTCGCTTTTAGTTTCTGATGAAACCGGGCGAAGCACTCCTCGCCGGACATCTTCACCGGCTGCGCATCAGCACAACCAGCATTATTAAACGACATCGCACCTGCATTGATTGGTGCGGACATGTTATTAATCATATCAACCTCAAAAAAGCTTTTACCCGGCGCTTAAACGACGCGGGGCGCACAGTGCGCAGTTCACTTAATAATGCCGACTGATCGCGGCTGGGGTTCCAGCGCTTACGGTCGGTTCCCATGATCCAGCCGTGGCCGTAGCTCATGGACGGACTTTGACGAACAAGCAGCGATGCGAATGAAGGCTCATGTTTCATGCTTACCTCACATCAGGCCGAATGTTGCGCCGATGCCGCTGACAGTATCTACAGCGCCAGCTACCGCAGGGTTGCCCTGAATGCGGCATTGCACTGCCATAGCGGCCAGAAACAGGCAGCGGATCCCGACGTTGACGCTGGACACCATCGAATTTTTGCGGCACTGCGTCATGCGCTCCGTTGATATTGCCCCTGCTGCGAGCTGGCCCACTTCTGCTGTCGCCTTCATGACATAAACCGGTAGCTTTTCACTAGCCAGCTCATTGACTGGCACACACGGCATACAGTGCAGTTGCGCCAGAAAGCCATCAACCAATGTTGAGTCTTCGGTGATATCGGTCAGCAGCATAATTTCCGGCGCTGTCAGCTGATGCGGCTGTTCCGGGTTCAGCTTATTGCGTAGTGTTTGTGGCTTAATGCCTGCTTTGTCTGCAAGCTCGACCATATTGTGACGCGCTGCAAATGCCTGGCAGGCTTCGTCATAGTGGCGATGTGTGGAAACCCTGAAATCAAACATGCTTCTCTCCCTGAATTCACATACTGTGAATTACGCACCGATAACGAGTTGAAAACGGGAATGACCCAATGCCTTACGCAACTGCTCTTCTTTCCAGCGGGCGTAATAGATACGGATTGGGCCACCTGCTTTCTTACAGCCTTTACGGATAGTGCGTGGCTCGATTGGTACACAAGGATTGTCGCCGGTTGTCCAACGGTAAGCAGTACGCTCAGATACCCCTTCTAACACAGCAAACTGTTGCAGAGTAACGATAGGGGCAGGCACTTTGATGATTGCGATTTCAGAAGCCATGTTGCATGATTCCCATTTTGACAATGTTTGCAATCAATGGCCTCTGTTTGCCAACTTCTGCCACTGATTGCCCGAATTAACAACGATACTAATGCTCGTTTGAATATTAGTAAATACCCAAAGGAATAAATTTTGATCCTTAATGCTCATGTGAATAATGACGAGTTACTGGATAGAATTTGTCAAGTATATGGTTTTACTCAAAAAATCCAGTTAGCTCGCCACTTCAACATTGCAGCCAGCTCCCTTCAAAATCGCTATACGCGGGGAACTATTTCATATGATTTCGCCGTGCAATGCGCCTTAGAGACTGGCGCTAGCCTGCTGTGGCTATTGACTGGTCAGGGTTCTCAATACGACGGTAAATCTGCACCAA